CGGCACCATCGCCGCCAGCCAGTTTTCTGTGACCATCAGCACATTGCTGAACATCGAGGCCATGAACCGCTCGGCGCAGGCAATCATGGGCTGCAACCGCATCCGACCTGTTTGGTTGAGCAGGTTCAGGCTGTAACCCGACATCACGCGGCCTGGGTCCATACCAAACACCGTGCCCGGAAACGTGCCCCGCTCCCAGTGCGCCTCCAGTTTGCTCCACGCCGCGTCCAGGTCCAGCGCCTTCCGGCCCGCCTGGATGGGTTCCAACCTCTCGTCTCGATCCAGTCGGTTGACGGCGCCCGGTCTCAGGTCAATCTTGGCGTCGCTGTCTCCGTAAAACGCCCAGGCCGAGCCAATATAGTTGGATACAAACGTCATCTCCATTGACGCCAGCGTGTTCATCCGGTCTACCACGGTCTTGGCTGCGTGTAGAAACGAACGGGCGCGCTTCTCCGGCTCAACCCTGGCCGTCTGGCGGGAGAATTCATAGGCGTAGGGATTGCCCCCACACAGGTGCTCACCCGAATTGACCAGCTCCCCACCGGCCCAATGGTAGAAGTGCGTGTCGTCCCAATACTCGGTCCACTCAACTTCGTCATCCCGCTTCTTCTTGGGCAACACGTCATCACCATACGTCCGCCGCACGTCGCCAACCGTCCGTGTGAACTGTTCCACAACGAAATCCAACCCGTCCAACCCGAATTCTGGATAGACATAACGCGGGTCTCTCAGTTGCATCAAAATCGGCACACGGTTCCCGACCTCCAACTTCCCGCTGCTGCTCTTTTCCATCCAGTCCTTGACGCGCATCACCCGACCCGCCAGGCAGCCACGCATCGCCACAGTCCAGGCCATCCGGCTCACCATGTCTTGTCGCTGCGCACGCTCGCTCTGTTCCATCACCACACGCAGGAACTCCTCGGCGTCATCGGCAAGTTGCTGGTCGGCCACGCGCTCACCGGCCACCGGCACCGTCAACGTCCACTCGGCCGCAGAGAACAGGTCTACCACCAAGTCCACGACGTTGGTCACGTACGGCAATCGCACAACCTCGACCGCTTCGTCGTCTGCATCCTGGTCTGGGTCCTGGTCTCCGTCGAGGAAGTAGTAGCTTTCGAGGTTATCGAACTCTGTATCGCGCTCGCCGTACTTATCAATGGTGTCCGTCGCCAGTTGCAGCAGCTCTTTTTCATCCATACACTGTCACCCGCTGTTGTTTGTGGCCTTTCGCCTTGTCCCAATACCCCACCCGCTCCGGCAGCTCCTGGCGCGCTCGCTGTTTCGCTTTCCAACTCAATCCGTACCGGAGCGCATCGTACGCATGGTCCTCGGCGTCTGTATCCACGTCCTCTACTCGAACTCGGTCATACGGGAGAGCCGGCAATGTTCGTATCAGGTTCCGGCACGTCTCGAATACCAGCAGTCCGGGTCTGCCATCGCTCAGCACCTGCAACGCATCCCGCACGCGGCGCAATCCGATCAGCCGGTCGTTGTCTGCACGGGTCAACGCCACTCCGTGTTCTCGGTACACGTCCGCCGATGATTTCGTCTGTCGCTCCAATGTCCGGGCTGTCCACATCGACGGGTCGGCCAGGGTCACGTGAATGTTCTCATCATCATTGGTCATATCGCGCACGAGCTCCGCTTGCTCCGGATCTGTCAATCCGGCAGCGTACGCTTCTCGATATACCACTGTTCGTCCGGTGTCCGGATCACGTGCCAGCCAAAGACAGCAGAACGGAGCGCTATGGCCCCAGTCAATCGCCCGCCACCGCAGCCAGTTTTCTGGCACCGTCACCGGCTCGATCACGTGCACATCCCTGCGCCACTCCGCAAACACCTGGCCCTCAAACACATCCCAATCGCCCTCGACCCACGCACGCGCCAACGCGGGCGGCAAACTCCGGAGCATCTCCCAGTACGATTGCGGCAGATAAGGATTGTCCGCGGGCAGCGCTTTGACGAATGCGAACTCGTGCGCCTGGTCCTGCAACTCTTCGGGATACACACGATCTATCCACAAGTCCTTGACCCACAGATGACCCGGTCCGCCTGGGTTTGTCGCGGCCACGAATCGAGTCGCCTCCAGTCCCGGCCAACGGAGGCTGCCGCGCAGAACGTCAAACGTCTCTTTGCTGTTTTTCGTCAGCTCGTCCACGCCGATCGCTGCAAACTCCGCACTCTGGTATTTCGACGGATCGTCCAGATTGCGGAAACAGAGAACGCCAGAACCGAGGTCTGGCGTCAACCGAAACTCCCGCGCCTGCGCATTGTATCGGCCGAGCCATGCCGGAAACTCCGTCGCCAGTTTCGACAAATGACGGTCCTGCAACGACGGATAATCTTCACACGCGAGCATCACGCGCACGTTACTCAGCTTCATCACCTCAAACGACTTCACCAGGAACCGCAGCAGATACCGACGCAGCCACCACGATTTCCCAGGCCCGCGACTACCACCGTAAAGTGTGTACCGGTGCTGGTCCGCCTCCGCTGTCGCTTCCGCTTGCTTTGGCAACCACGGCCAGAGCTCCGATTCTCGAATCCCTGCCTTACTCGACATAACCGAATGGTCCTGGGTCATTGTCGCTTATCAGTACCACCGAGCCTGCGACTTCGCTGCGTTGCGTCGCTTTGCCCAGTTCGCGGTCGAGGATCTCGGTTGCGGCCGCCTGTCGTGTTTTCTCGTCATCGCTGTACAGACCGGCGCGTTTGATTGCAGCCGCTTCGGCCACGCTTCGTCTCAGGATCGTCCGGCTCAGCACCAGGCCATCGTTGATCAGCAGCCTGACAGCCGCCTCGATCGGGACGCCAGACTTTTTCCAGTACGAAACGATGTCCGGTGACATGCCGATAGCGGCCGCTGCTTCTTTATCTGTGCTTGTGTTGAGTCTCGCTGTCACGAATCGCAGCTGGTCAATCGTGAGCTGATCACAGATTGCCTGGAACTGCTCCGAGCCGCAATCAGCCGGACTAGCGCCGCAATCAGGCGGACTAGAACCGTAATCTGCTGGAATCTCTGGCGTAATCATTCTCCGGCTCCACACTCACCACCAACACGCGCTCTCTCCACATCAGCAGTTTCAGCGCCTCGGCCATCTCTGATTCTGGAATGTCCAGTTGGATCCGCATCCCAGTGCCATCGCCGCAGATTTTGATCGCGGTCATGATGGCCGGGAACGCAGCTCGGAATCGTGCTGAATCGTCCATAAGCAAACAAAAAGAGCGCACCGGTTGGTGCGCTCGCAATCTCGGACCTCAAGCATCAGCATACACTAACATTCGCGTTACGTCAATGTGAAACCGAATTTCTATAGACTTTCTCATAATAAAGAAAATTGGTCTGAAAAACGCTTGACAAACTGTACATACTGTGATACACTGAGTACAGCAGCACAGAAGAAACGGAGAGATAAAATGACTACATTTTTCAGAGTCCAGAAGAAAGGCATCTCGTTCGATGAGATGATGCGGTACGACTCGATCCACGCGAACGAAGATGATGACGAATTCCGCCCTGGCGGCCTGGCGGCGAGCATGTCGCCAAGTGGGCGCGAGGGCGGGGGACAGTTCGGCGGCGCACCGATGGATGACACCATGGAGGTAGTGATCTTCACCGGCCGGACCATCCAGCAGATCTATGATGGTTGGCTAGTAAAACCCGTCGCTGAAATTGCCCGGTTCGAGTGCGACGAATGGCTCGACATGCTCGAAACCGGCGCGGCGTACGAATACGAAGACTGGTAAGAAGCAGCACCAATATCAATTGCCCGCCCAGAGGCGTTGTATCTGGGCATCGCCTGAATCGGCGATTCACAAGTAGAGCCGGTGTCCGCGGGCGTCGCCGAAAGAACGTACGGGGGAGCCTACACGCGGTAGGCAATAATAATCGCCAGCAGGGGTGGGGGCTGGTATCAGGAGGAAAGACATGAAGGAGCTGGTAGACGCTTTTGTTGCGGCAGTAGCCGCCAACCGGGCCGAGGGAATCAAGGGTTGGGGGCTGCGCAACCCCGACCCCAACGTCTTCTCCCTGGTGGAGGTGGGAGCACCCACCGGTTGCACGACCTCGACATGCAACCATTTCTCGCACGACCCGGCGGCGACGGTCAACAAGCTGTTGCCGCGGGATGGTTGGACGGTCCACGTGCTGGCCGATAGCCAGCACGCGGAAGAAATCTGGGTGACATACTATGTCACCCGCAAGAATGAGGAAGCTCGGATCTGGTGTCTCCGCGAGGAGACACAGTATTGGGCGGAGTTGTGGGAGGTCCAGGCGGACAAGTTGCCCGCCTGGGCGCTCACGAACCTGGTGGCAGAGGCGGAGCATGACTAAGTCAGCGCGGTTCATGCTCCGGCTCGAACCGGGCCTCCACACCAGGCTGATGGCAGCCGCGGAGGCCCGCGGCACCACAGCGACGCAGATCATCACCGACGCGCTCGTAGCCCACCTCAGCCGGTTCGACCCAAACCAGGTGCTCGGTTACGTCCAGGTCGTTGGCGGCGAGGCCGTCGGTGCAGAGTGCCCGGAATGCGGGCAACCGATGGCCGAGACGTGGCTCGGATTCACCGCAGGCCATGACAGACCGGTGGCGTTCGGTCCGGTATGTGGACTGTGCGCCACGACGAAATAGACCCGCCGAACGACAAGCGCCCCGGCTCTCACCGGGGCGTTTTTCTTTCCACCCCCCTACCCCACTGGTGCCCGCACAATCCCCCGTTTTCTGCGTGCGTGTGCGTGTGTGTGCAGTATCCCAGAACATGGCTCCGCGCAGCCCTCACAAAACCAACCGCTCACGACGGACCTTCGGTCCTGTTCGCTCTGATTTTGTTCGGGCTGTGCGGAGGCTGGAAAAACGTTGAGCGGGCCAGGGAGAGGAGACC